TTCCCTGTGATACAGAACCCACCACACTTCTTCTAGTATTTACTGTTGCAGTGATTGCCATAGTTCTACCTTGATACGCTTGGGTTTACAGTTGCAATACCTTCAACCACTCTTGTTTTAGAACCAGCAGAATCTGTTATGACTAAATCATAAACATATCTACCATCCTCAAGAGCAGCGGTTTGCGTGTCTGTTAGTGAAATTGTAATTTGACCTGTGGTTCTTGGCGATTCAAATGTCGAAGTAAAAGTTGTTGCAGTTGTCGATTGATAAGTTTTACGAATCATCGCAAGTGCAGTGTAACCTGTCAAGTCAAGTGCAGAACCAGTGCTATCGTTGATTGTCACTGTGGTAGTGAAATCAGCACCTTGATCTATGAATAAATTAGAAATTGTTGCCATCGAACACAGTCTCCTTCTTCATCTATTTATAAGGATTGTGTGTTCGATGATTTAGATTTTATGGATTAACTAATCTCATTATATAATGTTGTAACTTCTGACGATGTTAATTCTCTATTAAATATTCTAACATGATCAGTTCCAGTTCCAGAAGTTCCGCCTTCAGCAGGAGTTATATCGGTGCGATATGCCCCAGAATTATAGGCGGCAGTTGAAGTTGTTCCACTTACAGTGGCAATAGAGGTGCCATTTACATATACTATTAAATTACCGTTTGGATTGTTTGTAACACACAAATGTTGCCATGTTCCACCATTATTGGTGTAATTTCCTTGAGCATCAATATTAGTAGTAGAACCATTGCTATAGTGAGCTACTCTAATTCTGTTTGAATTACCAGCATAATCCGTATGGAAATACAACCAAGTAATAGTTCCGTTAATAACTGCGTGTGAACCACCACTAGTTACTGTAAACCATTTTGAAAATGACCATGTAACAGAGGGCGCTAAGAGGTCTGCAAGTGTGGAGCCGGAAACATAAACATTATTTCCAGTATTACTACCAGAATTAGTAGAGGCATAATTACCAAACTTACCACCAGCAGAAAATCCTGCTGCAGATCCAACAGTAGCATTATATGTTCCACTCTGGTCTGTTCCATCACTTTCTAATTTATAATAGGCAATACCACTACCATCACCAAAAACATCAACAATATTTTGGTAATTGTTAGGACGATGTATGAATGAAAAGTTTCTATCTGTAAACCCAACACCAGCTGTTGCTCTTAGAGTAAAACTTACAGTATCATCTGCACTAACATCTGTAGGGTCTCCACTAATTGTGCCAGTGGAAGAATTGAGAGTTAAACTTTTGTCAGACAAAACCGTTGCTGTTTCTGAATATGTGACTGTTTCTCCATCTGGATCTGTTGCAGCAACAGTAAAATGTGTTCCAGTATCATTTGAAAAAATTGTTCCTAAAGAACCGGCAGCAGTAGTCCATGCTGGCACAGTGTCCACATTTATTTGATCTACTAAGGTTGATGAAAGTCCAGATACATTTGTAACTTTCACACTATACGGTTCTTGTGCATTTAAGAAAGATGCCTTTGGAGCAGTGGCAGTAATTTTATTATCACTATTTACAACTGTTGATGAAGCATTAAAATTTGCTGTTTGGCCAATAAAAGTTACAACAGCACCCGATTTGAATGATGAACCTGTTATAACTATTGTCTGATTGCCGCCTGCTCGACTGTCAACGGACGTAGTATCAATAGATGTAATAATCGGAGGAGGTTCAATCCCCTTCCAACCTGTTCCATCATAATATTCCATTATAGATAAAGTAGAATTAAATCTTTGATCTCCAGATTTAGGGGAACTTTCTCTTTGTGCAGTTGTTCCAACAGGCATACGAGCAGCCTCAGTTCCACTAATCTCTAGATTGTCTAGTTCTACACCACTCGTCTTAATTCTTGAAATTGGCATCTAAGTCTCTTCCTGTGTTTCTCTTTATTTATGGTGTTGGAACATCAGTATCAATAATAGTGTTACCGTCTTGGGCAACCCATTCTTGAATCAGTTGATATTCTCTATTGCCTTCTGCAATTGGAACGAATCTGGTAACATCGTCTATTACAGCAGAATAACCAATTTCATTACCATCAAAATCAAAAAACCTTTTTACACTTGTAATCGTAACATTTGTATCCATTTTTATAACTCCGCTGATGCTTCTACATACGCCACTACAAAGTCACCGTTTGTTCCAGCAACATCATAATAACCACCAAGACCATTTCTAGATATACCAGAAGCATAATCAATAGTATATTCACTAGCCCCACCGTTATATTTTGACATTCTTGCAGAAGTCCACGCATTTCCATACATTGTAACAGTAGGAATATCTCTCATCTGAACCGGCCACTGATAATTAAATGCAACTCTATCTGGTGAAGAACCATACTGGTCACACCAAGAGAATACCTTACCAGAATAACTGGCAGGGTGAGAACCACCAATTGTAGTTTCTCCACTGAATGAAGTGTGATAATATCTTGAGCAGAGCGATAGTTCTTCTGCGTATGAGCGGTGTTCAAATGTAGTTGCTGTATCGCCTGTTTCAAATTGAACTTGTGCAATATCCACAGTATATGTGGCACTAGTTGGTAGTTGCAATCTAATTTGGATTTGGTGCATATTATCAGTTCCGAGCGTCTTGCCACTCAAAGAACCCATTGTAAATGTTCTAGTAAATCTCTGCCATGAAGTGGTTAGAGTAATATCGTTTGGGGTTATATCTACAGACGATGAAGGCGAACCACCAGTTCCAAAATATTGTCTAATAATTGGATCTACAACTACAGTTCCAGAACCACATTTTGCATAAAAAGATAAAGTTACTTCTTGTCCAGCAACAGTTCTTACATCTTCAATTCTGTGTTGTATATTTGGAGCAGATGAAGCGGCGCCAGTCATATCCATTCTTAAATAGTAATTTGGTTGGCCTGGCACATCAGTTTGCCCTAAAGTAAATGATTGTCTAGAAGCGGTGCCAGAACCACTACTGCCAGGATAAGTTACCCATTGGTCAGCAATACGAAAGTTTGATGTCGTAATAGAAAGACTTGTGCCTCTTTGCCAGACATCAAATCCACCATTAATAATTAGATTTTTGGTCGCACCAATTTCCGTAGAAAAGTCAGCAGATTGCCCTCTATTATTTACTTTAATCAATGCCATTATGGTTTCTCCGGCCATACTACATCATCCAATGATGTGTAGGTATCTGTAATATCTCTGAGTGCCTGTCTGTATGTTTTCAGAGCAGTAGGAATGTTTGTTCCCTTCTCTTTGTGCATTACAATTTCCCAATCTGTTTCTGCGAGTTTTTGGTTGCGAACAGAACGTACTGCATTTAATTTATATTCTGTTTCTAATTCATCAGCTTTAGATTCTAGAGCATCTAATTGTGACTGTGTTGGTTCTTTGTGAGAAGTAATATTCCACTCTACAATTCTTGTTCCATCAGAGTCAATTTGAATGTTGACCTCACCAGATTGATAGTCCACTTTTCTACCAATGTATGCTTCTACTTTTGAAATTAATTCTGCCATTATGTTGCCTTTACTCTATAACCAAATGCATAGGTATTTGAACCATTTGTAATATGATTACCAGAACCATTCCCATCAGCACCGTTACCATATAGTTTCATTACATCTCCAACTGCAAGGTCAATTAATACAAGCGTTTGAGCGGCAATTTCTTTTATATATCTACCACTGGTGTCCATATTAAGTTGCCTAGTGCTGGCGTTAAGTCCAGTGCCATTTTTATACCATCTTGCATCGCCGTATTCACCATCACCACCAATATTAACATAGTAATGAGAAATTTGACCATAAAGTAAATACAACCCTGCTTTTCCAGCAGGAACTGTAAAAGAATTAGATGCCCAAACACTACTAGTATCATAATCTTCATTGGTTAGTCCAGTAATCTGAACCCAACTAGCTCTTGTTAAAGTTTGGTCACCAGACTGTCTAACTGAAAAAGCAATATCTCCACCCATATTTGTCAATGCAGAACCGTCAAGGGCAGGCATTGCACCAGTAAGTTTTGATGCAGTAATACCAGAAGCAATCTTTGCATCAGTCACCGCCGAGTTTGCAAGTTGACTTGTATTTACACTTCCATCACTTGGAGTTCCGATATCCAATACATCACCAAGTGCCATGATGAAGTCGATACTATCAGAACTTGTCAATGCACTTGCGAATGTAATCTGTGAACCACTGACTGTGAATGAATCTTGGGGAGCCTGCATAACACCATTGAGCGAAACCAGCAAGTGATTAGCACTTTGTGGGTAATATGCACCACCGTTCAATTGTAGATTATAGGTAGCAGTAGCCGAAGTTGTAATCGAATCCAACTTTGAGTATGCACCTGTAATCGGTTGTTGTCCTATGAATGGCATTATTTACTTTCCTCTATTCACTATATTTATTCTGCATCTGCAATGGTTAATGTGCCTTCATTGACTTGGCGCATGATTTCTGCGTAGTGGCGGTTGGATGGGTCTAGGGGTACAGACATCTCAACGCCGTCAATGGTGGCACGAAGATTATCTCTTTCTGTTTCCCCAACTGGAATATAGTATCTAGCTTCTGTGATATTCATTTTATAACTCCGTTTTATAACTCTGCATCAGCGTAAAGATAAGCAGAGGCGTTGTCAGCCTTCAACCAAGCACCATAACCAGTCGTTAAACCTCCACCACTACCAGTTTCAACTCTAACAAAACCACTCTTTGATGCTTGAGCAAAAGTAAAAGATGTTGCAGTTCTGTCAGTGCCTCCACTTCTCATTACAAAATGCCCAAATGAAGATACTGACATAGTTGGGGTAGCCCTCATCGGCCCACCAAGATTTAACGCACCAATGCATTCGTTTGCTGACCATGCATGAAAGTTCATAAATGTGGCAGTATCAGCGCCATCAACAACCTTTCTAAAATACCTCTGACAAAGCGCAAGCTCTTCACCATAACTTCTGTGCTCGAATGGGGTGGCAATATCGCCTACTTCAACTTGCAATCCAGTAAAGTAAAATTCATTTGAAGTGTTGTCAAAAAAGTTTACTTGGTTGGAACTCATGTTTTGGTTATTTGGACGCCAACTATCAAGATTTGAACTATTTACATTTTCTCCTGCCAACCAGAAGTCATTAGTCATACCTCTTGAATTATCAGCAGGCCATGAACCAGAGGTGTCACCATTAACATAAATGGTTTTCTTTTCCCATGTGTCGGCAGTATTAATTGTATATTCTGTTATGTATGACCTATTCGCAGCTGAATTTTTAATACAGTATGTGTAAATTCCTGTTTTACTAGACTTTACCCAAAAAGTTATCACAATAGGTTGAGCATTAGAAGTTCCCCATTTCAAATGTGCCATATTCTGCCCTTCAATACCCTGACCCAAAACAGCATATGTTCCAGAACTTGGTGTCTTTATTGAAGTTGGAGAAATTTTTATTGAATAGGTAAACTGTTCATTAGAAGGAACATCCGTAGATCGATCCATCGCCCAATCTGCAGCATTTGATGCACACTGAAATCTATCAATAAGATAAGCGGTTGCAACACCAGAGATTGAAGTGCCTCTCTGTGCCACTTGCATAGCGCCATTGATAATCAGATTCCTTCTACCATAAGGAGTCTGTTCAACGAAATTCGGATTTACCTTTGAGAGTGCCATGCGTTTTCTTTCCTGTT